ATTCGACGGCACGGATATCGAAAATGCAACCAACCTTGTCGATTTTTTGAGCAACGGATTTAAGGTTCGTGTGACAGACCCTGCCGTCAACGAATCGACCGATACAATGGTCTACCAAATTATTGGTAGTCCCTTTGCAGCAACAACGCCAGCAACGGCAAAATAGGAGAAAATCATGTATGTAATTAAAAATGATAGCGATGCGATTGTTGCTGACGGCAAAGGTCGGCAGTCATTTAAATCTTTAGCAGTTGTCTTTCGACCCGATGGCGGTCAGACCAACAATGCCAAGGTAGACGAGCCTTTGTTTGACGAGGGTGGACAGCCCTTGTTTATCCGTGAGGTTGTTCAGCAGCCCAGACCTGACAATAAGTTTTACTACTCAAGCTACAACATTGATGGCTCTTGGACCTCTACGGCAAAAAACCTAGACGATGTTAATGAAGTTGATGACGATGGTAATGCAAGACTTGATGCTGATGGAAATCAACTTGTAACTAAAGGTCTAAAGTCACAGTGGATTCCCAAAATAAAAGAAACAGCCAATAGCCTTTTGGCTCCTACAGATTGGCAGGTGATTGCTAAAGCAGAACGTGATCGTGCTATTGATTCTGATGTAGCTACTTATCGTGCCGCTGTTATTTCTAAGTGTGCTGCTATTGAAACAGCAATAACTAATGCCGCTGATTTTGATGCGTTCAAGGCGTTGTTTGCTATACCTGAAAATGGCAATGCCCCAATTGACGACTGGCCTGTAATGTAATGGAATTTGGTATACGGGAAGGTGTACAGTTTTTAACTCTTGTTGCATCTTTAGCCGGAGCCTTTGCAGTTGTTAAGTCTCAATTAAGTAGAGCAATGAACGATCTTGAATCAATTTATAATAAGTTAAACAAGATAGATTCAAGAGTAGATGCGGTAGAATCTACAGAAGCAGTTATAAATAATCAAATGACAACATTTAAACAAATTCTTTCGCCAGCTAATTTAGCTAACCATAATAGAGAAGTAGCAGAAATAAAAGAAAATATTAAACATTTGAAGATTCAAATTGACAGGCAGTATAAAATGCACAATGGATCACACCCGTGACAAAAATTATTCTTTTGGTACTTCTTTGGAATACTGATGATAGTATTACTCATAACATTGTTATGGTAGACGAGTGTCCTCCTATTGAAGTAGTGGCTGTTCAGTTCCAACCAATGCAAGATGCAGGTGTCATAAAGAGTTGGTCTGCTTTCTGTCAGGGTCTTTTCTTTGATTTTCCTGAAAACCCTAAAGAAGAAAAAGAAGAAAAGAAGGAAGAAATAAATGCTTAGTCTTGTTGGATCAGTACTTGGGTTTGTTACTTCTACTGGACCTGGGTTGTTTAAAATGTTTATGGACGCCAAGCAAGATCAGCGAGATAAAGATCATGAGTTAAAACTTATGACTCAACAAGCTCAGGACAAACGAGACGAAGCTATTATTTCTAGTGTAGGTGAAGTAAACATAGCTGTTCATAAAAATGTAGATGAACAAACTAAAAGGTCAAGTCAATGGGTTGTAAACCTTTCTGCTACAGTAAGGCCAATCATTACATACTTTTTTTTCTTGGAGTTTGTATTGCTTACTTTTCTTTCGGCATTCGATATGATCAGTCAGGAAGTTTTCAAAAGCCTGTGGTCAGACGAGATAGTAGGAATCTTCAGTGTTATTATCAGTTTTTGGTTCGGTCAACGCTTAGTGTCGAAGTGGTCGAGATGATAAATGAGAAAGGTCTTCACTTACTAAAAAACTTTGAAGGATTTTCTAAAGAACCATATAAAGATGTAGCGGGAATATGGACGATAGGGTTTGGTTCTATATATGGATTAAATGGAAAAAGAGTTACTGCTGACCATTCTAACATTACTAAGGACCAAGCAGTAGGTTTAATGGAAAGAGATTTAAAAACTACAGAAAGTCGCATAGGTAGTTTAGTTAAAGTTCCTCTAACGGAAAACCAATTTGCAGCCTTATGTAGTTTTGTATACAACGTAGGTTCTGGAGCTTTCCAAAGAAGTACAGCCAGGATGAAGTTAAATCGTAAAGACTACTTAGGGTGTGCCGATGAGTTCTTAAGATGGAAGTACGCAGGGGGTAAACCAATAAAAGGACTTCTTCGTAGGCGAGTTGCAGAAAGAAAATTATTTTTAGATGAGGAAATAACATGAGTTATAGAACAGTTATTGACAAAGTACTGACAAGGTTACGTGAAGATACTGTAGGTTCAGACTGGTCAGGAGCAATTTCTTCTGCAAGTGAACTAGATGATTATCAAAAACTTATTGGTGAATTAGTTAATGAAGCTAAAGACATCGTAGAGGATGCTTGGAACTGGACTTCTTTACGATCTATAGAGACTGTAACTACTTCGGCTTCTACGGCATCTTACGATATGTCCAATGTAACCAGTCGTTCTCGTATTCTTCAGGTCTTTGACAACACAAATGATGTGGTTTTAAAACAAATCAGTGATGCTCAGTTTCTTAACTACACCTATATAGGTACAACACAGACGGGCCAGCCTACTTACTTTCGTTTAAAGGACAATGACATACACCTCTGGCCCACTCCAGCAGGAACTTACGATCTTAAAGTAAATGTAGTTATTCCTCAGTCAGATCGTACTCAAGCAGCAGATACTTTTACCGTACCTGAAAACCTTATTGTTTTGGGGGCCTACTCTCTTGCACTAAACGAGCGTGGTGAAGACGGTGGTACATCTTCAGATACTGCTGGTCAACGATTTACCCTTTCATTAACTGATGCTATTTCTCAGGACTCCGACAGGACTGTAGACGAAAGCACTTGGTATGCCAGCTAAACCTTTACAAGCTATTGTTCTTGATGGGTTAGGTTCTAAGGGACTTAATACTCAAGCACAAAGTTCAACTCTGGACTTAGGTTGGCTTACAGAAGCTAATAACGTAGTCTATGACCTTGAGGGTCGTATGGGTCCAAGGAAGGGTATCAAACAAATTAGTAAACCAGTAACAACTGGTTCTCTTAAATCTATAGGTGAGTTTGTTAAGTCAGATCGTACTAGGGAATACTATGCAGGTACGGGAGCAAACATTGTTAAACTAGATACATCTACTGCTCCTGATTCTTTAACTGTTCAATCTTTTGCAGAATCACCACAGACTATTACAGACGGTAACTGGCAGTGGATAAATTTTAATGATCAGTTCTGGGGTGTTCAAGCAGCACACAAAGCAATTAACTTCGATGGAACTACATGGAAAGATATAGATGACTTATCTAATTATCATGCTCCTTCTGGCATAACTACTTTTGATCCTAACTGCGCTCTTGGTGAGTTTGGACGTATTTTTTATGGTGGTGTTAATGAAGCAAAAGGTACATTATTTTACTCAGATAACCTTATTGGTCAAAAATTAAATGGTGGTGCTGCTGGGTCAATAGACCTTAAGACTGTCTGGGGTAACGACGAGATTATCCATTTGGCTTCTTTGGAAAACAAACTAATTATCTTTGGAAAACAAAACATTGTTATTTACAGCGGAGCCCTTAATCCCGCTACAATGGTTCTTGAAGAAATCATTAGAGACGTAGGCCTTGCAGGTAGAGACAACGTAGTATATGTCGGTGCCGACTTGTTTTTTCTAAGTTACGAAGGTTTAGTATCTGTACAACGTGTCACTCAAACAGATGGTAGGGCTCCGGTTGAGGGACTGTCCACTACAGTTCGTAATGATCTTACTCGTATACTTACGACGGCTACTGTAGCAAACATTAAAAGTGTATACTATCAGAAAGAAGGTTTTATACTAACACTTATGCCGGACAATGATAAGGCCTATGTATTTGATTTTTCTGTAGGAAAGAAAGAATTTCCTAGAATTACTACATGGAGTTTTTCTTCTGAAGCAGTGCAGCCTTTGTCTTCTGTAAGTACTTTTGATGGTAAACTTTACATGGGTATTTCTAATGCAATTGCTGAGTATGATGGTTACTATGATATTGTGCTAACTGATTCCACTTCCACTAATGGAAATGAGTCTGCCTGTAATACTGCCGGTGGAACATGGGACGGATCAGCATGTTGGTTAGAAACAACAGCAGATTACAACTGGACTTTTCAAACTCCTTGGTCAAACTTTGGAGACCCTACGTTTGCTAAGATTATTAAAACTGGGCTCATGACTGTTACAGGTGGACAAGACGCTGCCGCTACTATTCAACTTTCTAAGGACTACGAAGAGGACTCAACATATTCTAAAACATTTAATCTTGTTAGTGATTCAATAATCTTTTTATATGGAGCAGTTAATTCTCTTTACGGTAAAGCTAAGTATGCTCCAGCAGCGGGACCAAAAGAATATAAAGTTCCTTTGGCTAGAACAGGAAGAACCTTTAGAATTAAGATGATCTTTGAAGTCAAGGGTAATTACTCAAGTTTAATAACGTCAACTCTCCTTGCTAAAAAAGGAAAAGTTAGGTAACACAGAGAGGATAATATGTCTATAGATTTTTTAGGAAGTTTAATTGGTGGAGGTCTTAGTTATCTAGGACAACGACAGGCCTCTAAGGATGCTTTAGAAGCTGCTCAACAACAAGCCGCCGCAGTTCAAGCCGCTGCTACCGGGGCTCTAGAACAGGCACAACCCTACGGAGTAGGAGGTCTTGGAGGTACGGCACAGTTTGATGCCGACAGTCGAACTGCCCTAATGAACCTATCTCCTGAACTTGCTAACATTTACGGAGGAGCCCTTACGCGAAGTGGGTTGTTTGGTGGACAAGCAGGACAGTATGCAGGAATGGACCCCTTTGCTGCTGGGGAGTTATTTTACCAACAACAACAGCCTTACTTTCAAGAGGAAGAGGATAGGCAGAGGACGAACTTAGAGACCCGTCTGTTGGCACAGGGACGTTTAGGTGGTACAGGGGGCGCACAAGAACAGAGAGCCCTAGAGGAGGCTATAGGAGCCTCTCAAGCACAACGTAGGACCGCTGGGTTTAACAGGGCTCAGGCTTTAATTGATACTCTTCTTGGGCGTGAACGAGGAGACTTAGCTACGGCTACTGGACTTCTTGATATTCCGCTACAGTATGCCAACGTAGGCCGTGGTATCGGAGGAACTTTAGGACAGGTAGCTGCTTCTGGGCTTGCTTCTCAGGCAGCTTCTCAGGGACTTCTTGCGGCAGTCCAGGGTACTGGTAATCCTCTGGCCTCTGGTCTAATGGGAGCGGGTGGATACATAACAAAGAACTTTGGATACCAACGTCCTAAACAAGCAGGAACGTAACATGGCTATAGTTGTAGACGATAATACTCCAGACTTTCTTAGGGAGTTTTTAATTTCTCAAGGGGTCATCAGTGTTAAGGATACTGAGACAGAT